GGTCTGATTATGGCGACCTTGGAACTACTAAACCTCGATATGAACAAATCTCATAAACCTTCTATTTCATACCGAACATCGTTGTCTCGAAGGGATTCGAACCCTTATTCTTCTCCTTCAGAGGGAGTTATGTTGCCATTACACTACGAGACAATATATATATTTGGCGGTAAGTATCGAAAAACGGTACATACCGCCAAATATATATTTACATTATTCTACCTAATCTCCAATCATCTGGAATTAGGTCATTCTTTTTTATTTTTTTATTTTCAATACCATTTGTTATCCAACATGTTCCAAATTGTGAATTTTGTTCACCCAAATGATTAACAGAATTTGCTTTTCCTATTTTTTCTTTGGATTCTTCTCGATGTTTTCTACCATTCCAATCATAATGAAATTTCTTTTCTCTTCTACCTTCAACATATGCTTTTTTAAGTTTAATTGATATACGATTACCCTTTTTCTCTACCCAATCTTTATTTTTATGTAATTTATGCTGTATTTTATTGGACTTTCGAGCATTTTTCTTTTGTTGTTCAACAGTAAAACCACCAGTACCACCTTCAATTAAATTCATACATTCATGTTTCGCAATTTCATTTATATTAACAATTTCAATTTCACGTTGTTTCAAAGAACTTCGGTCTGGACAATACTCAATAATTTCACGTTGATGATTTTCTTTACCATATTTATTTATTGAATATTTCAATCTTCTACCAGACCCTAAATAATCATCATTAATATTATTAGTGCTATGCATTCCATAATAATATCTATTTGTAAGAACGTTTGTTGTTTTATAGATAAAATGATATCTATTTTCTTTTCTTGCCATAATTTATACTTTCTCATAAATACAAGAAAGTACAAAAAACGACCAAAGGGGTGAAAGAGCGGGTTCGAACCGCCAACGCCCAGAACCACAATCTGGTGCTCTACCAATTGAGCTACAATCACCATGTTAAAAATAATGGGTAGGATTTTCACCTACAACTTCTTCCCCTCACGGGAAGCATCGTTGTTGTCATGTGCTTTTACCATTTTTCACTAAGCGTTCCCTCTTGGATTCAGCAGGTTACTCACACACAATATTACTCCACCATTACTTAGTCGGGTGTGTGAGATTCGAACTCACGGACAACACTACCTTTGTGCCGTCACTGGCTTCCAAGACCAGCAGCTTCAACCACTCGCTCAACACCCGTAATTTTGGTCGGGGTAGTCCGACTCGAACGGACGACCCCCTGCTCCCAAAGCAGGTACGCTACCAACTGCGCCACACCCCGATTCTAATTACTTTCCACTTTCAACAGTTGCAATTCTTCCCATAAGGTTCACAACCATTCTCTGATTCTGTGAATGACTCTTTAGTCGGTCATTCAACTTCTTCAGTTTCTTTTCTTTACTTTTTTCTTTTGCCATAACGTTTAATAATAAAAAAACCCCATCCTTGCGAATGGGGTTTTCATGTTTAACCTAAAACTTCTTACGAAAAATTTAGACGTAGTTTCCCCATTCAGACATCTTTGGATGTTGCTGCGGTTGAGGTTGTATGTTAACTAAATTTTTCATCATCTAAAAACTAACTTGATTCAAATGCAAATATATACATTAAAATCATAAATACAAACATTATACGAAAAAAAACCGAAAATGTTACAAAATATATAAAAAGTAATTGCACCTCTATTAATACGGGGTGCAATTACCAATTCTAATTTTAGTCAAGTCTCAAATTTTACATAACCACTGTCTGGCGATAAAATTTGAAAACCATTCCTGATTTACTCAGACCTAACTTAATACGAATATTAAGCAATGACTTTCAAATATAAATACTCTGCAACCAGATTTTATCATCAATAAAAAAATAAAATTTTATGAAAGAATTGAGTATTTATTAAAAATGTGTCCACATGAATAAGAAACTTTTTATCAAAATTATCAATGAAGAGATATCAAATTTTGATTTTTTGAGTAATGATGAATTTCTTAAAGAACAAGAAGTCATAGATTTATTACAAAACGAAGATTTACAAAAACAATTTATCTGTGATTCGCTTTTGGAAAGAAATGATAAAGTAAAAATAGTAGAAATTGGGGATTCTCATATTACTGGAAATTGGGATGAAAGTGATAAAGATGATGCCGATAGAGTCATATTAGATTATTCTATTAATATGGAATATCTCTATGATGCAGAAAAAGAATCACTTAAATTTAATTTAATTTTTCATGGAGAACATATAGATATTAGTGTTGATGGTTGGTACGACCCGGGACATTGGAGTGGTACAATGGCTGATTCAAGTGAACCATCTGGTGAGGCTTGGTTTGATGGTTTTGAGTGGACTGATATCGATGTTACTTTATATACAATGGCTGGTGATGATATTCAATTCACAGCCTTTGAAAACGCACCACCAAAGATTCAAATATTATTCATAAGAGAATATGTTCAAAACTTTATAGAAAGCGAGACTCTGGAACTCAGAACACAGGAAGTGAAAGATAAGGTTCAGAACACACCATATTGTTAAAATGACAGAAGAAAAACAAATAATATTAGATAAAATTAACCTGTTAATTAATAAAAGAACTGCTGAATTACTTAAAAAATTGAGAAATATTCAAGATGTTGATGCAATGATAAAAGAAAAAGTAAATTAATTACCATTTTCTTATTCTGCAATGAGATTTAGGACTTCTGACTTTTGCTGGCATGTAGCAACCACACAATACACACATATTTCTTTGGGTTAAATTATTACACCCAACACAAATTACTATTCGTTTTTTCGCTTTTTCTTCAACGGCTGGATTTTGAAATGTGAAATTCTTCCAACCCTCATAGATTTCGGATAATCTACTCATAATAATTAATTTACAAAATAACCCCATTCTAAAATAGAGTTTCCTTCATTATATAAGTTTCGTGCTGGAACGGTCTTGGTAAGTATTGTGTATTGACCGTCTATATTGGATTCTGCATGTCGTTTAGCGTATTCAGGACTAATTGTAACCCAATCACCATTATTTATTTCTAATCCTTTATCAGTTAAAGGAACGGCACGATATGTTTCAATTGGTTTATCGGGTTGGTTTCGAGCAGCTTGGATGATTGTAATTGCTTGAGCATCAATATTACCACCTAGATGTTTATAACGTCTTGCTGCATCAGCAGCGTAAATATCATCAGGAAATAATACTGTCATGTCATGCAGTGGCGCATCATTAGAACCGGGTGCTTTATGCCACATCCGATAGTCTTCTTCATTTAAAAACCGATTAATTTCATCAGTAATTATTTCAACTACGTTTTCCATATTACCTATTAATTATTCTTCCACCTTTACTTACTAACAGATTCTTTGTTGTATCGTTTTTGGCTTCCATTAATGCGTTATGAAGGACTTCTGGTGAAGTAAATGCTCTGTCATAAACCCTGAGTTTCTGTATTCCACCAATGAAACCTGAATCAAAATTTTGTTCGATTGTCAGGTCAAATTTTCTTTCATCCTGTACCAGAATATCGGCAGCAGTATACTCAAAATCTTTAACGTAAATCGTACTACCAGTAATAAGTTCACTACTTGATTCAATTAATAAACCCAGATATATGAAATTCTGACCCGTATTATCAGGTGTTCTGAAAACGGTTTCTACTGGTAACCAAGTATTATTTCCAGTCGAATAATAATCTGAAACCGATTCTGGTGTTTGTCCATATCCAACAATTGATGCGTTATCTTGTGTAACAGGAAGTCCTGATACCCCATAATACATGACACCATCAACAATCCATTCATATTCTTGTCCATCTAAGAATGGGTGTAATCCATCACTCGCTAAACTTTGAAGATATGCAGTGGTTACTGGAAACACATATTCGACATTACTAACAATATCAACATCAACATCATCACTATACATTAATATGCTGATTTTATTAATGGCTTCAGAACCAAAGATTCCATCGACAAATACTGATAGGTTAGCAACGTAATTTCGGTTCGATATTACCGAAATCGGCTGCAAGAATTTCACAAAATATGTACTACCAGTCGTACCAGTTGTTCCAGTCGTACCAGTGTATTCGATACGCATTACCGTAAGTGGTTGTTCTACATCAGGCGCACAGGTCTCAACATAAGTAAATGTTGTACTATCAGCACTTAGAGATAATCCAGCAAGATATGTATCACCAGTTGGTGGTATATAACATTCTGTTGGAATTGGGTCTGCTTCAACAAGAAATTTTGTATTGATATAATTTTGGTCTCCACCATTATATATTATATAGGTCTGATAATCGTAGTGCCAAGACTCAGCTAACCCAAAACTACCACCACCCCAACTTATTGAGTACGGCACACCTAATTGTTTTTCTTTGTCATTATTGAATCCGTAGAAATAGAATTCTGGGAATTCTTTAATTATCCAGATTGCACGACCATTGACGTAAAATATTAACTTACCTAATCTGCGCTCCGCACATTCTAATACATCTGGGTCAATAATAATGTCGTTAGGTGTAAAAACCATATCAATTATAGTCCAACCCGTTGTTGGATTAATTATTGCTGATGATGCGTTTGTTATCACAAGACCATTAGTATTAACATATTTATATGCCAATTTTTTATCCTGAGTCAATTCGAAAGCAATTACGTTATTTTTGATGTTATCGAGCGGTGGTGCTTCACTATATTCGGTTTTATACATATTTTCTTCTGGCAATATGAAACCAGAGTTAATTACTTCATGTGGTTCAAGTGCGTCAAGGAAATTATTAAGACTTGTTATTACACCAGTGGTTGTATCCCCTGTCGTTGTTTCACCACTGAAATACGGATTATATTTATCCTCTGCACGAGCACCCATCATATAAAAAATACCTTGTGAATCAGGGTTGAGATATAATAGGGTTTCAATTGTTATACCAGCACCATATCGTGCAGGAAGTAATTCATAATTATAATCCTGTAATTTAAAAAATCCCTGTAGATATCCACCATTTAACTCAAAATAGTTTCCGCTTGTACCTATTGTTACTGCCGAAATTGGCAAAAATTCTGTTGTTATTGTAATCCCGCTTGTTTCTCCAGTAGTTGGGTTTTGAATATTGTTATAACCCACTCTATACATTGGAAACAGGTTATCTTGTGGAGTTAATTCAATACCACTCCACATTTCATTGGTTCTACCGTTATCGAAACCAGTTAAACCAAAATCAAGTAAGTTGATGTTATCAGAGACAGCATCTGACCACTTGGTGATGCTGAAAGAGGTCAAACCCGTGTTCAAATCCCATGAGTTTAGGTCTGTTAGGTCAATATGTATTGCCAGATTACTGGTTATTATGTCGTTTAAGCATTCTAAATTCATTTCGTACAGGAATTTATAATAAATACTCAGAGACTTTAATTAATAATTCTGTATTTATAGAAAAATAAAATGGCATGGAGAAATACGGTGGACAGCGACTTATTGAAATGATGCAAAAGGTCGCAGGAATGCCTATTAATGAAATTGATTGGGAAGGGGAGTTTAGTGATGTTTCTAAGGAATGTATCGATGATAATGCATTGAAAGATTATTTCAATAAAATTCTTGCCAATCAAAAATTATCGTCAGATAAAAGAACTAAATCAACACTTTTGGTTCACAATAAAGCAATACCGTTTGATGAAAAGGGGGAGATTGATGTTCAGGCATTTATTCAAAACATCACGAAAATGCCACCACAATTATATAGCCAGAATAAAAAAATGGAAAAATCGGATGCAGATAATTCCATCACATTTAATATTGGTATTCCTGCATTACGTGGTTTAGTTTATGATATCGAACATGAAAAATTTTATATCATAAACACATGCCCGGGTGCTGGTACTTGTGCCAGAATTTGTTATGCAAGACGTGGTAGGTATGTTTTATTACCCAATATATTTGGAAAACAAACCAGAATTCTGAACCTATTACTTAATGATCCAGAATTGTTTGAAAAATTACTAATACATGAAATTGAACCACTCATTTGGAAAAATAAAGGGAAGAAGGTGTTTTTTAGATGGAATGATGCTGGTGATTTTTTCTCAAAAAAATATTTTGACATCGCCACTCGAATAACTAAGCAATTACAGGCAAAAGGATATAAGTTTGAATCATATGCTCACACAAAAATGGGTGACGTTTATAATCTCAATGATCCGAACATGACATTAAATTTTTCTGTTGATGCTGCTGAAAAAGAAAGAAAAAAAGTTGATTTGTCAACGGCAAAAACGTCAGAAATCGTGCCATCGGAATTATTTAAAGACTTATTTGTGAGAGAAAGGGCGCATCTTAAAGTAGATGATAACGGCAAGTTAATTCCTGTTGACGTAAATAGTTTAGATATTCTTAAGCAGCGAATCGCAGATAAATTCAATGTGGATGACAATACTTTAATAATGTATGATGATATGCTTAAAATGCCTGTTGGTGATGAAAGAAAATGGAACGTAATTGTCTTACCAAAAGGTCAAGGTGATGTAGCTGCTCAAAGAAAAGATGTGCAAAGAACGTTTCTATTGTATCATTAAAGTATTTATAATAAATTAAGAAGTAATTAAAATTAAAAACATGAAAAATAACAGTAAAGAAAGATTATTCGAAGTCATGGGTAGACTCGATAAAACATTCAAACCAACATTAAATGAAGGTTTTGAAGAAATTGAAGCAACTGATGATATGGCAATTCCTGCTGAGTTAGGTGCGGAAGAAGTTCCTGCTGAAGAACCAGTAGAAGAAAAATCTCCAGAAGAAAAACTTCAGGAATTAACTGCAAAGGTTGATGAACTCTATGCATTAATTCATGGGGAATCTGAGGAAGAAATTCCTGCTGAAGAACCAGAAGGAATTAGTATCGATACTGGTGAAGTTGAACCACAAAACCTTCAGGAATGGAATTTCGATAAGAAAAAGGGTGAAAAGAAAGACGATAAAGAAGAAAAAAAGGGAGATAAGGAAGAAAAGAAAGATGATGACGAAACCGAAGTTGAAGTGAAGGTTGAAGTTGATGAATCGGAAGAAGCAAAATCTAAAGTTCCTGTTGCTCCAATTGCAGAGGTTGGAAAATAAACAAATTCTTTTAAATAAGAATCTATGAATGAAGTTAAGAAGAATCCACGTTTCTGGTCAGGAAAATATTGGAGAGGACATAGCATTTCAGATACCCTGAAAGAAATTGTCGAACCCGATATTGTAGATGTGTCAAGTATTCAAACGCATGATATATTAAATTCACTTGTCTGGGAATCTAATGAAAAAATTAAGATTGATATTAGAAAAACATTGTTAATGAATGCCAAAAGATTTATTGAATTTTGTGATGCTGAGAATCTTACGTTTGACGATATCATATTAACTGGAAGCATGGCAAATTATAATTACAACGAAAATTCCGATATGGATGTTCATGTTATTCTTGATTTTAATCAGATTTCCGAAAACAAAGAATTTGTTGGTGATTTCTTTAGATTAAAAAAGGCGTTATGGTCAGATAGACTTCCGATACAAGTGAAAGGATATGATGTTGAAATGTATTTCCAAGACAGTGCCGAACCACATCATTCTTCTGGTACATATTCACTGGTTAAAGACGAATGGGTTAGAAAACCAACCAAGAAAATTGTAAATATTGATAGTGCAAATGTGCAATTAAAATCGGCAGACATAATGAACGCCATCGAGGATTTAGAAGGTAATAGAAGTGAAGACAATTTCATGAAAAAACATGAGGCACTAAAAAACAAAATAAAAAAACTAAGACAATCAGGACTTGATAAAAGTGGTGAGTTTTCAACAGAAAATCTGGTATTTAAAATTCTAAGAAATACTGGATATCTCGAAAAAATGGTTAGTATGAAAAATGATTATCTCACACAAGAATTAAGTTTAAACGAATTTATTAATTAAGTCATGAAAAAATTCATAGTAACACAGGTGCAATTAAATGAATATGTCGAGAAAAAAAAGAGTGAAAAAATTTTCTACGACATATTGGAAAGTCTCCACAAAAATGTGAAGTTCTTGAATGAGAACGTTTCACATAAAAAGGCTAACCAATCAGTTGTTGAAGATTATGAGCGAAAAAATCTGATAACTCCCAGAGTTTATGAGATGCTCGTTAAACATAAAATAATTAACCAAAAGAGTGAAATAATATAGTATATCTATTTTTTTGGTCATAATAAAGTATTTATAAAAAAATATAAGTAAATAATTTCCACTAAAAATATATTCAAATGAAGAAACATACATCAGAAGAAGCATATTACGATAGAATCAAAACTTTGGCTAACGTGAATAAGACTTCGATAAAAGAGTCTCAGAACCGCACTTTAGGTACTTTGGTTGATTACGAAAGAGCAGCCGATGGTGTTGCATATGGCATCATTAAAGAACAACATCAATACTACATCAAAAAAGGTGGTTTGAATGAAAACTTAAATATTGCAGATTTTGCATACATTGGTGGTTTGGCAAATATCACGGAATTCCAATATAAAAAACTATCGGAAGCCAAGAAACAAAGAAATATGTTGTTTAATACTATCAATGAAGGGGTTTCAACAAAAGTAAGTAAAACTGGTAGTAAAAAAGTTCCTAAGAAAACAATTCTAACCGAAGACAAAGTAGGTCAGGAAATTGAAATGGCTGCAAATAAGGTTGATGATTTAGAAACTGCAACCGATGCTGCTGAAGTTCCTGCTGAACCAGTAATTGATGTTCCTGTTGATGCTCCTATTGATGCTAGTGCTGAAATGGATGCTGGACTCGAAGCAATTGACGCTCCTGTTGATGATGCTGGTGCTGGTGCTGCACCTGTAGATGCTGTTGCTCCTGAAGGTGATGCTGGTGGTGAAATACCAGTTGACGGTGCTGAGATGCCAGTTGACGGTGCTATTGACGGAGCAGTTGACGGTGCTGAGATGCCTGTAGATGGTGAAGAAATGCCTGTAGATGGTGGTGAAGAGGTTGCTGTTGAAGACCCTAAAAGTGAAGCAACACGAGAAATCGAGAAAAGTCTCGGTAAACTAACAAATACGTTGAGGAAAACAGAATTAACTGAACCTCAAGTTAAATCATATGTGAATACATTCCTTTCTGCTTTTAAAGACGATTTTCCCGATATCGACATTGAAGACAGAAAAGAAATGGCTGAAAAAATTACCAAAGTTGTTCCACAATCAGATATTGAGGATTTGGGACAAAATGTTGAAGACACTGAGGTTGATGATGAGATCAGTGTTTCAGAACCAGAAGCAGAACTTGAACCAGAAATGGCTGAACAACAATGTGCTGAATGTGGTGGTTTCGCTCAATACGCTGAATCACGTGGATATAACGCAAATTCAATCGGGGAATGTGGTGAAGAAGAAATGACTAATTTAGTTAGTGGATACGCAAATGGACACGCAGAAGGTCAAAATGATGGTGACTTTAAAGCAGTTGCTTTATTCATTACACCTGAAATCCTCGCTAAACTAAAGGGTGATTATGGACATGATGATTTCGCAGGTGAAGTTGAGCCATTTTCAAAGGAAATGAACGAAACCAGTGCTGAAGATAAACAAGCACAAATCAATGAACTTTTTAAAGGTCTTGGTGGTGCTATGGGTAGTATTGGTAAAGGTATTGGTGGTGCTGTTAAAGGGGCAGGACAAGCAATTGGACAAAAAGCACAACAATTTGGTCAGAATGTCGCACAAAAAGCTGGTCAGGTTCAACAAGCAGTTGGACAAGCAGCTACAAACGTAAAACAAGCATACCACACAGCAGAAATTAATCCTGAAGTAAAAAAACTTGAAGGTATTGCTGCTAATTTGGGTAAACAAATCGCTTCATTAAATAGTAGAATGGAAAAAGCGGGTCAAGAACCTGTAAATATTAAAAGTATTTTAAGTACAATTAGTAATCAACTTGGTGGTGCTGCTGGTGCTGCTGACTTGGGTAAATTTAGAACCAATGAAGATGGTTCAATTGCTGTTGATGAACCAATCGACAACACTGGTATCGAAAAGCCAGTTAATGAAGAAGGAATTCCAGTTGATAGTGTTGAAGTTCAACCTATGATGGAAGAAGCACCAATTGAAGAAGATGTTGATATCAAAGTAAGTGAAAAGGCTGGAAAAAAACTAAGTTCAGATAATGTACCTGAAGTTGAAATGAAAGAAGGAGAAGTAAAAGAAGGGGAAGTAATTGATGTCGGTGCTGAAGAAAAAGAAGGTGAAGACGTTGATATTGATAATCTTGATGTTGGTGCTGAAGAAGGTGAAGAAGTATTAGACTTAACGAAACGCAAAGAGCCTGAAATGAATATGCAAGCTGGATTTGAATCAATGGGTGGTGGTGTTTTAAAACCTGATGGTGCTGAAACAACAGTTGTTGAAGTAACTAAAGATAGTGTTAATGTTACGATGAACGAATCAGAAAAAAAACTCAGAAGATATATTCGTAAGAGACTCGAAGAACATACAGGTGTTAGAAAAACAAGTTTAAATGAAGCCGAGAAATCTAAAGGATTGCAGAAACTTGATAGAGCAATTGATAAACAATTCAACTTATATGAATCAGTGGCTAAAGAAAAAATTGAAAAAAATCTAAATAAAATGGTTAAAGATGTAGCAGTTGGTACAGAGTAAATTTAAATTGGATTATGATATTATTATAAAAACCCGAAGAAATTCGGGTTTTTTTGTAACATTTTCTATAGATAATCGTATAATAACCCATGATGTATAGAAAATTTGACAGTTTGAAATTTAAAAGAAGCTACATTGGTGGCTCTAAGCAGCGTGAAAACGAACTCTTTATTGAAGTTCAGGGAACAAAGGAAGATAATTCCGAATGTAACTGGCTTGAGTACAGAAGAATTTTCAACCAATACTGTGACGATATTCTTAACATCATTTTGAGTTGGAAGTGGTTAATGAATATATTGTTCATTGTTTTTATCAGACTTGCAGCATTATTTTTATTCATAAACATTAATGCATCAGTATTTTTATTATTATTGTCGGTAGGTTTCCAATTGAGTCATCAGTACTTCAAGTATAGGGAAAGGAAAAGTCTTTCCGAGTTTAATTTCTCTTTCGATATTATATTATTGGCAATCAAACAACAGACGGGTTTCGAATTTAACAAGAACTAAGCCATATCCGTGACTTTTTATTTTATCGTATCCAGTATTTATAATAAAATCATATTATGGATTACGATGATAATAAGTTAAAACTAATTTATATTCTGAAAATCGGTTACAATGCAAAGGATGAAGGTTTATATGAATTTATTTTCTCATTAGACCCTACAAACATTGATGTTGAAGGTTGGTGCTGGGATTTAAGTCCAGCAGTTAATAATGCAGAACCCCCAACAGAAGGCTATATCAATGCGATTTTTAATCTGAAAACCAATTCATTTGACCTGTTCTGTTTACACGAAGCCGTTGATAGGGAATACATGCATGGTTATCATACAATCCATGCGCTGGCATATGAGATTGAGAAAGAATTAGAAGGTAATGCGCCTTTCAGTGATTACGAAAAAATGTTCGAAGGTGAAAATGATGATGTACCGTTATTGGTGTTTCATTACGGTATCTCATTAGCCAAAGTAAAAGATGTTTTGAGTTCCAGAAAAATAATTTTAAAAAATAACGAATTTGTAGAAACTTCTTCAATAAAGTTCGAATAAAAGTTCATCTATCCATTTGGTAGAAGGAAATCGGAAAGGGGTGTATCAAGAAATACATCCCTTTTTGCTTTTCAAGTATTTATTTATAAATATTTATAAATGAGTACTGAATTTGACCTCAATTTGGATGCTGCTTCGGAAAAAGATGATATCAAAATAAATCTTAATTTAGATGATGTTCCCGAAAAGAATGATTCTGATTTTCCAGAACACGTTCCATTAATACCATATAATGCACAGAAAGAAAGAGAAAAAGAAGAGGCGAGAAAACTGGCAAAGAAACTTAAGAAAAGTGTTGCCAACATTGAACCGATTATTGTTACTAAAGCGGGTATTGTAAAGAAAGCCAGTGAATTAACTTTCGAAGAACAGGAAGACGAAATTGTTCGTTGTGCTGCGAATCCCATTTATTTCATCGAAACCTATCTATCAATTTTTGACCAAACTCAAGGTATTGCTGGTATGATTGTACCATTTAAATTATTTGATTTTCAAAAAGACTTAATTAAAAGTTATCAAGACCATAGATTTGTTGTCGCCAACAAATATCGTCAGGCTGGTGTATCAACAACAACTTGTGCCTATATTGCATGGTATGTCATGTTTAATAGAAACAGAGCGGTTGCAATTGTTGCCGATAAACTGGAAACCGCTACTGGTGAATTAATGAGTGACGTTGTGGAATTCATTGAATCCTGTCCTTCTTGGCTCAGACCCAAAACTGGTAGAAATACCGAAAAAAATTTAAAGGACACACAGAAACTCAAGATTTATGACAACGACTCAAAACTTGGTGCATTCGCATCTAAGACGATACGTGGTATGACACCAACATTGTTGTTTTGGGATGAAACTGCATGGGCAGAAAAGGGTGATAAATTCTGGACATCAGCACTTCCCGCATTAGTGACTGGTGGTCGTGCAATTATGGTTAGTACACCTTCTGGACTCGATGCAGTGTTCTACAAAACATTCATGGGTGCGAGAGAACTTGATGATGATGGTCGAAGTAAAAATAATTTTCATGCCGTTGAACTCTGGTGGTATAATGACCCCAGATATAATAAAGATTTGTGTTGGCTGAAGAATAAGGGGAAAAAAGATGAAATCCAATTAGAAGACAATGATAGGTCTCATAAGCAACGAAGTCAATTAGTTGAGGATGGATGGGAAGCAACCAATTCTTGGTTTGTCGAACAAGTTAAGAATGCCAATAGTGATATGCGTAAAGTGGCACAGGAATTACTGTGTTCTTTCTTGGGTTCTGGTGATAACTTCATTGCAGAAGAATATCTTAAACGAATACAAGAGAAAGAAATACTTCCACCAATACGTCAAGAATATCATGATAAAAATATGTGGATTTGGGAAGACCCTGTTGTTGGTGAAGACTATATTATGGCGTTGGATGCATCGCCCGGGCACGGTGAAGACCATTCCACCATCAATATGCTCAAAACTATTGAAACTATTGAAGAAAAGGTCGTTACGAAAAATGGTAAAACAAAAAAAGTAAAAATAAAACGTCATAAGGTCGAACAAGTTGCTGAATATTATGGTAAAATAACTCCACAACAACTTGCAGAAATCGCATATCAATATGGAAAACAATATAATGATGCATATTGTGTTGTTGATGTTACTGGTGGTCATGGTGTTCATACCGTTGAAAAACTACTCGAAATTGGATATGAAAATGTTCATTATGCTGAAGTAGCACATAAACCAACAAGAGATCGATTACAAGGTTATATTAAAAAAGGTCAGAAAATTATGCCCGATGGTGCGGTTTCGAATGTTGACCTGATACCCGGTTTCTTCATCGGAAACAACCGACCATCTGTTGTACTTGAAATGCAGAGAGCTATTCATTTAGAGGATGTTATTATCAGATCAGCAAGATTATTAAATGAATTAAAAACATTCGTTACTGTAGAGGGAAACCGTGTTGCAGACCATAAACGTAGTTTCCATGATGATAGTATTATGGGATTAGCAATCGGATTATTCGTATTGAATTTCGACATGGCAAGATTTAAACAAAATAAGGGAATTACCGAAAAAATATTGAATGCTATTATGACAATTAATGATATTAATGACATAGAAAAACGTAAGGGTTCAAAAAATAAACCAATGATTTCGCCTAATAGTGTGTCACCACTTAATCCATATGGTGCAAATGCATGGTTATTTCAAGGAATAAATGATAAAAACAAAAGATAGATTGTATTTATAAAAAAGTGACTTTTCCAAAATTTTGGAGTATTTATAAAAAACTATAAAAAATTATAAAAATGGCTGGCGAAAAAGAGAATAAAGGGACTATATACCAACAACTTAATAAAATGTTGAATCTTGACGGTTTTGGCTTTCAGGATTCATCACCAATTGCTCCCATAGGAACACCACAGAAATCAAAGATTGTTATTAAAGGTAGCACTCCCGAAGAAATACATAAAAAGGGTCTGGAGTTAGAACAGAAACGTGAACTCCAAAGCAAATTCTTCCGCACAACCGATAGGGGTTTCCAGAAAGCATTACAATATGAAGCAGCCAGACTTCCAGCATATATTGATTATGAGGGTATGGAATATTATCCAATTATCAGTAGTGCATTGGATTTATTCATGGAAGAAGCCACAACTATTGGATTAAATGGTAAAATGCTTAACATCTATTCCAGTAAAGAAAGAATCAAGGTCTTGTTGGAAGAATTTTTCTATGATATTGTTAATGTGAACGTTAACTTGCCTTTCTGGGTAAGAAATACAGTTAAATATGGTGATAATTTCGTATTGCTTTACGGTGAGAGAAAAAAGGGTATCACTCACGTAAAACAACTCGTTAATTATGAAATCGAGAGATTTGAAAGAATACAAGATGGTAAACCATTAGTGAAATTCAAGGAAAGAATGACTGGTGACGAGTTTAATGTATTCGAAATCGCTCATTTTAGACTCCTTGGAGATGATAAATATTTACCTTATGGAAGTTGCTTATTATCAGACACATATATAAAGACAATTCATGGAACTAAACAAATAAAGGATATCGTTAAAGGCGACATTGTTATTGGATTTGATTTGGAAACACAGAAAAAAATTGAAGCTAATGTATTAGATACTGTTTGTAGTGGTAAAAAAGAGGCATTTAAAATATCAACAAAACATAATTATATTGATTCTTCTAAAGAACATAAGTTATTAATTTACAATAAGAAAAAGAATAATTTTAAATACGAGTTTGCTGAAAATTTGAAAATTGGTGATTATTTAATCATTAATGGTTCAGATGAAAATAATTCAATTAAACCCATTAATAAAAAAGAAAGATTCACAACGGACAGACTGAAGAGAGAATATCATTACTATCATAATATTAATTGTATTCCAGATTCAGTAACGAACGAATTTGCAGAATTATTGGGATTCATGTTTGGTGATGGATGGATATCAAATAAAAAAGACATCTCATTTGCGCTCGGTGAATATGATAAACAAAACTTAAAATATGTTAATTTGTTGGAGAAATTTTCTGGTGTTAAACCAAGATTCATTAAACCATCAATTAAGGTTAATTATAATTATTCTCAAGTAACTATTGGTTCTAAAATGTTGGCGACAATATTAAATGAATTAGGTTTTCATGGTAAATTTAATGAGAAAAGAATTCCTGAATGGATTTTTAATTCAACAAAAGAAATTAGAGAAGCCTTCTTAAATGGTTTTGTTGATGCCGATGGGTCATTATTTGTTGATAAGTGGAATTGTGTTAGATATTCAATTGAAATTGGCAATCCTGAGTTATTGAAAGATTTAAAATATTTGGTTCAATCGTTAGGATATAAATCAGGAAAAATAGGGAGTAGAAAAAGAACTGATAATAAATATATTAAAGGAAGAAAAATTAATTCAAATATTTCATATTATTTTTATTTTTTCAAATCACTAAACCAACAAACAAAAAAACATGATATAAAAAATAGAATTTCTAATGACTTCATTGTTGAGCCAATAGTTTCAATTGAACCAATTGGTAGTCATGATGTGTATGATATTTATGTTGATAATCAAAATCATAATTTCTTTGCAAATAATGTTGTTGTTCATAATTCTATCTTAAATAAGGTTAGAAGGGTATTCCGTCAGTTGGTTATGGCTGAAGATGCCATGCTTACCTACCGAATTATTCGTGCTGGTGAGAAAAAAGTGTTTAAAATTGATGTTGGAAACATAGATGAAGACGATATTGAGGAATATATCTACAAAGTTGCAACAACATTCAAGAAAAGTGCACAAGTAGCACCAAATGATGGTCAAATCGATTACAGATTCAATATTCTGGGGAATGATGAAGATTATTTCCTTCCAGTAAGAAATGCAAATACTGAGACTGGTATCGAAACGCTCCCGGGTGCACAGAATCTTGACCAAATACAAGATATTGAATACCTTAGAGACAATTTATTTACTGGTCTTGGTGTTCCTAAACCATTCCTGAGTTTCCAAGACGCTGCTGGTGCTGGTAAAAATATGGCACAATACGATATTAGATTTGCTAAAAAAATCAATCGTATTCAACAGGCAATGATTCAGGAACTTAATAAGATGGCAATGATTCATCTTTATTTATTGGGTTATAGTGGTGAAGATTTAAATGGTTTCCAAATCACACTTACCAATCCAAGTACTCAACAGGAATTATTGAAATCTGAATTAATGCGTGATAAAGCATCGACATACACTGAATTAACACGTGGTGAAGGTGGTATTGCTGCAATGTCTCATACAACAGCAAAACGTTTGATTTTCAACATGAGCGACAGAGAAATTGTTGATGACCTCAAACAACAAAAAATGGAAAAAGTTGTTATGCAAGAACTTCAAGATTCACCAGTTACAATTAAGAAATCTGGTTTATTTGCCGATATTGATAAAAGATTTGGTGAACCGATTGAGGACATGGCAATGACTGGTGAAACCGAAGGTGGTATGCCACCAGAAGGTGGTGAAGAAGGTATGCCACCATTAGGCGGTGGTGAACCATTAGGCGGTGTTCCTATGGGTGGTCCTGAAGCGGGTGCTGCATTAGGTGGTGCTCCTATGGGTGGTGCTCCATTAGGTGGTGCTCCGATGATGGAGAGCGGTCTGAGTGAAAAGGATTATAATAAACAGGTGGAAAAACTTGTTTATGGTAGTACACAAGAACCTGAACAAAAGAAAAAGATTAAACGGAAGGAAATAATTCAGGAAAACAACAAGACTAACGATAAATTAAATAAGGGTGCTAATGACATGATTACTGAAATAGACGAGTTATTG